CGTGGGTCCTACGATCAACCCAGTACAAGCGGTACACAAATGGGTATGCCTTTATCTTTTGTGATCCTTTGCGCGCTACACCTGTGGTGTGCGAAAGATATCGGGCATAAGCACTATGCATTGTACGGGGATGACGGAGTCTTACACGCGACTAAGCCTGAATACGAACGTTACCTAAAACGAATAGAGGCGACAGGTATGATTGTGAACAGAACCAAAACCCACACTAGTACAGTGGGTTTCATCTTTTGTAATCAATTCTATCGTCTTTCTTGGTTGAAGTGGTTTGAACACCTAAAAACGACCGATGTCAAGCTATTCAGACAGTATAAGTTAGCTCGCGGACTCCAACACGTTCCTTCTTTCAAAGTTTCTACATTGACCGGCAGTTCTACACAAAGATCTGACTGGAGAGACATAATTACAGGCGCGGACGAAGCTTTATGCTACGGTAAAGGACACATTTGGGCACGAAAACGTGGACTCAAAATTATTGAGAAAAGAATAGCTCCCATTCTTCACAAGGCATACAGATTAAAGATCGATCTATATGCGCCCGTGGAAATATACGGACTAGGTTTGCCAAGAATTTCTCAAAGATTATCCATGCGTTCTCGATACGTAGCAGCTGGTATGTTTAGAAATAGTACGCCAGACTCTCGTGCAATTGATCTCCAGAAAGCGCGACGAATTTTACAGGTCGCGGTCCTTCCTGAACACGTCCGACATGCTGTAGGGGGGATGTATGGCTGGTTTAAAACTGTGGAACTTGCTCATTCCATCAATAAAACTCCCGCCCCATCTGGAACCTTTAGGCCCCCTAAGGTGAAAGACGCTCTAGATGCACTTCAAACAGAGATCATAGGAAAGGTAGGAACTGACTTCCAGTATGATAAACGGCCTTCGAAAAGAGTGCTAACGGCTACATCCATCTTGAATTATATGGTAAACCAAAGAAAATATTATCTCAGTCGTGCTGTAAGAAACGGTACGAAACCCATGAGGATCTCGAATGTTTCCTATTACCTAAAGATGGAGGATAACCGAAGATTGGACTATGACGTCGCAAGTCATATGAATAACTTGTATACGACGTTTTCCCCTGACTTCTATGGAGTCGTCAGGGCGAGTACTCCTAATGACGCAAATATGCACGCGCCGGAAAGAGTATCCCTACTCGGCAGAAAGCTGGGTTTAAGGGACCCCCCGCGC